TGCTGGGCTTCGATATATCCACCGCACACCTGCCCTGACTGCGCAAAAACGTATCGCCAATTTCCGGGATACCCGGTTTCAGTCAGTGAATATGTCCCCGCGTAAGATGCACCAGGAAAAAAAGACGAGTGAGCATGTCCATTTTGCAACGCACCGCACGTGCGAATCGGTGGAAAGTAACAGACGTTTTCCACGCTTCTGTCTTCTGCCGTTATTGTTACTTCGATGGATTCAATGGTCTTGATTACGCACGGGCACGGGGCGTTAGCACATGACACTCCCAGCCCCTGAAAGGCTCCGCCGTTCTGCGTGCATTGGCACCGCGTTTCCTGCGAGCAGGCATTGTCTCGGCAGCACGCACCAACTTCAGAACAGTGATTGTCGCAATCTGCCTTTGTGGCGTAGCGGCTGCCGCTGATGTCGGCGTAATACGGCGACAGCGGATCGGTCTGGAAACACGGGCTCATTCGTTCGTAAACCTTTCGACGTAGAACACGATCGGATGATTGACGAGCGTTAGCCGCAGGTACACGGTGTCGTATCGGTTGCTCGGTGCCGTCGCGGTCAGCGTCAGTTTGCTATCGCCCCCGACCGATAGGTTGCGGGTCGCGCTGCCGTAGGCTCCCGTCTGCGTGAGATAGTTCCACACCGGATTTGCTGGCAGCGGCTGCGGGTAGTGCGGCTGACCTTCCCCGTCAAACACCGCCGGCACGGCACAGTACTCCCAATCCCAGACGGTGCCCGCCATGTTGCACCCCAAGCCGTCGGTCATCGTCACGTCGAGGACGATCCCGTTGACGGTCGGCGTGAATGCAGGCGTGCCGGATTCGGCGTAGGGTATCGCCCAGCGGATGCGCGGGTCGTAGATCGCGGTCTGGTCCGACAGCACTTGCACCACGACGCCAGACGAATACTCAAGGTAGTGGGCACCAGGCGAATATGACCGAGCCCGCACGCGGACGCGCAGCGCAGCCGGATGCAGGCCCAGCGTGCTCGGATTGGGAGCCAGCGAGTAGTCAAGCTGCACCGCTTGGCAGGTCTGCCCGACGCCGGCCGCCACCTGATCCGCCAAGGGCGGCGTGCCGGTGCCGTCATAGACGCGGGCCACGGTCCACGTTGAGCCGCCGTGCCCGGAGAGGGCAATTTCGTACGCCTGGTCTGGCACGCACCCATACGCGGGCACGCCGTCGAAACACACGTTGGCCCGCACCTCAAGGCCGTCGCCGCGGTCGTAGCAGGTGGGGGCTTGGACGAGGACGTTGGACGGGTTGACGGGCGCCCCGCGATCGTCGGCGTGGTAGCACGTCCACGCGCAGCAGGGGAAACAAGCAGCCCCGAGCATTATCCGCACTCCGCAGCAATCAAGTACCACGCTGTGCCGTCCTTGGCGATCGCGCAGTTCTTGGAATTTCCGGTGGTGCTGCCCACCGTCGCAAACAAGTTCACCGCGATGGCGGTGTTTGTCAGGCCCCGAAACGTCACTGTGTTGACGGTGCCGATGCTCCACGATCCAGTGAACGTGCAGACGCGAAAAACCTTTGCGGTTGCAATCCCCTGCGGGTGCTCGAAGTCCAGCCCCGGCTGATCCCGCGGGCCTCCCTCCACCTTCCGCACCGCAGCTGCGATACGCTGTGCGGCCGGGCGCGTGAACTTTACGAACCGGTTGTTTCCGGCCCCCTGGCCGCCGCGGCCGGATGCGCCCTCGCCCATGGTCAGCCCTCGACGATGGAGATGACGAGCTGCGTACCCGTGCTGGCTGCGATCGCGGCGTAGGAGCCAGCGGCCAGCCGCCCCATGGCAGCCTCGCCGCCTTTGAGAGTGATGGTGGGCACCATGGCCCCGGCGGACAGTTGCCCGAACGACACCGTGGCCGTGGACACCGTGGACAGGTTGCGAGCGAAGAACAGCCCCACGCTCGACATCGTGGCCGTGTTGATCGCTACCGTGCCCGCAGCGTTGGTGCCCGGCGTGAGCGTCTGCGTGTTGACGCCGCTGGCGTTGCAGTTCGCCGTCACGCCCGAGGCTACGAACGACGAGCTCAGGGCACCTCGAGATAGCGACGCGTTCAGGTTGTACGTGATGTCGGCCATAGCATTTCCTACGTGGGTGGTGTTCCGAAGTACTGCTGAAAGTTGATCGCCTTGTGCACGCGGCGCGTGAGCAGCAGGGGCGGGTTGGACTCGCCGGGGCTGGCAACGTCCAGCGAGCCGTTGGCCAGCAGGGGCTGCGGGTTGCTGGCGGCCACCTGTTCGTACGCGCCGCCGTCGCCCGGATCGAAATACACCCAGACCCGCTTTTTCTGCCCGCCGTACACGTAGTTCCAGCCCACGTTCGGCAGCACCAGCGGCCACCCGGTGGGGTTGTATTCCAGGCTCACTTCCACCTGCCAGTAGCGAATCTCCTGCTCGTTTACCACCTCAACGGCTGGCTGACCGCTGATGCCCGAGCACTTCCACGTGTAGGCCGCGCCGCCAAGATAGGGCGATTCGTTCACGCAGTTCGTGACTGTCGCCGCCAGGTTGTAGTCGAACGATTGGCGGTTGCCGCTGATCGACGCCTGCAGCAGCGACAGGTCCGTTGTGGCACCCTCAAGGAAATCACCGGCCGAGTTCGTAAGCGCCCGGCGGTCGTTGTTGCCGCTGCCGTAGTAGTAGAAGAGGGCCGGAACCGACATGCCCGTGGTGCTGAACTTCCAGATGTCGGCACGGTTGAGCGGGTTTGGGTCGAGCTGCGACTGCGACCGCTGCGGCACCTCGTAGTCCCAAGTGACCAGGTAGTGCCACCGGCTGCCGTTGTAGTTTCCGACCGAGACGTTGAACGCCAGGCAGTACGGTGCGTCCGGGTGGGAATCCAGAAACGTCACGCCTGGTGCGTTGCTGATGTCCGTGCTCGAGGTGGTTGGATCGTCCACCTCCACAACCCACTGGCGCTGATAGACGGGCGGCTCGCCGAACTTCCGCGAGCCCGAGACTTCGGCCAGTTCGGTGTAGCCTACGACGCTCATGCTGCGGCCCCCAGCATGTCAACGGGCTGCTGACTCAGGTTACGCAGTTCTGCCACGATCTGCTGCAGCTTCTCGTTTTGCTTGCGGTACTCAGCGATGGCTGGATCTTCACGGCCCGTGGCTAGGGCGAGGAACTGCGACATGCCCTCGCTGGAGCGGATGTCGTTGGCCTTGAGGGCCTCGTTGGATTTCTCGCCGAGGGACTTGGCGTTTTCTTCTTTGAATGCGGAGGCGTTGGCAACTTCCTCTTGCTTGCGGTTAATCTCCTTCTGCCGGGCCTCGGCTTCCTTTGCGGCTTTGTCTCTTGCAGCAGCCGCTTCTTTGGCGGCCTTGTCTGCGGCCAACGCTGCGTCGCGTGCTGCCTTTTTTTCTGCGTCCTGCCGCTCGCGTTCCAGTCGCCGTTTTTCCCGTTCTTCTGGCGTCATCCTTTCACGAGCGCCACGCACTGCGTTAGTCAGCCGTCCGCTCACAGTCGGAGCAGGCTCCGATCCAAAAAATGCAGCACCTGCTGCGGTTGCAGCGTTGGATCCAGCCTGCATAGCTTCCTTGAAGTTTTTGCCGCCTTCCCGCTGGGCGTTGGCGGCCATGTCCTTGCCGAACTGCTCGAGGTCGCTGGACACCCAGCTGCCGATGCCTTCAAGCAATTTGCCAAAACCGAGTGCCAACAGATTCCCGGCAACTTGAAACACGTTGAACGCCGCCCGCAGAATTTCGGCGACCGCCGTAAAGATGTTGCCCACAAACTTGAAAATTTCCCCCACCTCCGACATTGTCACGCCAAAACCGTCGAACCCTGCCACCGCAGTGTCGAGCACGCCGGCCAAGTATTCCGCCACGTCCAGCACCGCCTCCGTGATTGCGTTGGCAATGCCTTCGCCACCAGAGCCGCTCACGCCGTTGAACGACTCAACCATGGACATAACTTCTTCGGCCAGCGACTCAACGATTGGGGCCAAGTTGCCAACGACGTTGCCGATGATGCCGTCGAACATCGCCCTAGTCATGTCGAGTGCGTCGTTCATGGAACCGATGGCTTGAACCTGGTCGGCCCCGACAATGGCTCCGAGCCGACGCATTTTGGCGTTCACTTCGTCGAGGTTCTTGCTCATCAACGGCAGCAGCTCAATGCCGGATTTGCCGAACACAGAAACCGCCGCCGCGGCACGCTCGGCCTCCGTGGGTAGCTTGGCGATCGTCGCCTGCACGGCCCTGAACTGCTCCTCGGGCGACATCGCCTGCAGCTTCTCAAAGTCCAGCCCGAGCTTGGTGAAGGCGTTGCTGTCGGCCGACTCTGCGGCGTTACCGATTGCCACCGTCAGTTTCTGGACGGCCGTCGTGATGTCATCGACGCCCGACAACTTGGCGGCCATCTGGAACGTCTGGAGAGCCTCCACGCCGATGCCCGTACGCTCGGCCAAGTCATTCATGTGATCGACGGCTGTGGCCACGCCGGTGGCGTAGGACAGCGCGGCCCGCCCGGCGTCTGCGAACGCGTTGGCAGCCGTGGCAATGCCGCTGCCGATGAGCTTGCCGATCTCAATGGTCTTGAGCGTGGCAACGTCGCGGGCCGTCTGCTTGGCCTGCTTGCCGAACTTGTCGAGAGCCTTTGCGGCCTGGCCCGAGCCAGACGCGACGCCGCCGGCAGACATGCTTGCCCGCATCGCAAGTGCCAGAGTTGTCGCCATACGTCACCGCTGCAGTTTCTTCAGTTCCGCCGCAATCTCTGCCGCCGACATGGGCGGCCGTTCAATCGGCATGAAATCGTCCTCTTTGGGCGGCCTACCCTTGGAATACGGTGCCAGAGTTGCCGCCACGATCCTCGCCGTCTGTCGCCACTCGCCTCCAAGAGGATTCACGTACCTATGAAACGCCAGCCACTGCTTGTATTCGGCAACGTTCATGCGTTGCCCGAGATCCCGCACCGTCATGCCTAAGTGACCGGCCAGCAGCAGCGGGAACGCATCCAGCGGCCGGTCTCTCAGTTTTTTCCTATGTCTTGAATTTCCGTGTCATCGAGGTCGTTGTGCTTTTGGGCGATCTTGAACAACCGAGCGCCCACCTTTCCCGACAGTCGTTTCAGCTGGTCGCTGGTGAACAGCGGCTTGCCGTCAGCGTCCACGAGCGCCATGGCGAGATACCGCGTGCGAAAATCGTCCACGCCCTCGCCCTTGGCCCGCAGGCACGACAACTCCCACGCCTGCAACTCGCCAAGCGTGAGCACGCGC